TCTCAGCAGGCGCGCCGAATGCCAGGTTTTGGATGCCCAGCGATAAATATACCAGAGTTTTCTGGGACAGTCGGGGTCCATGATCGAGGCACCCAAATGGGCCCTGGACGGTCCAGACCCCTGGCCCTACTCGACAGCCTGCTCGACAGCCTCTAGCGCAGATTGAGCCATGCTAGTCCCATGGTCTCCCGCCCGCCGCCGCAGGTTGCGACTGGGCTGCTGGCTGCGGCTGCGGCTGAGTGGCTGGGTGCCAGCCGCGAATCTCAGGCTTTGAGGGATAGTTGTTGCTTGCTTTGCCCATGGCCACAACGATTACGCAGCGCTTGGAAAACAACTCGTCGGGCTGCTGGAACCCTTCCATGCCAACAGCGCGACATATCTGCGCGAGTTGGCGCTTGCTGATCTCAACAGCCTGCTGGCTCGGATTTCGGATGTTGAGGTTGTGCCAGATGTAAGTGCCCGCGCAATCCCCCTCTATAACTTCAAACTGCAGGGTGAGTTTTTCGCCCGTGCCAGCTTTGGTAGGGGATATGTCGGTGTCTATGATTTGGGCCAAATATTCGCCTGGGGTCAGTTCTTTGTAGGTGCCACGGCCTTCCCTTGTATTGTCTGGGAAGTCGTTGGCGGAAAAAGTAAAGTTGCTCATGTGGTGCTCCTCTTTTTATACAGCGGTTTAGCCCGCAGCCTTGTCGGCAACGAGCTGTTCGGTGAGCGCGGCTTGAAACGCAGCCCACGATAAATCAATTTCCTGCGGCAACCCGTAACGGTTTTTTGCAACGCAAGACGGCGTTTCGGCGGTGACCAGAACACGCTCACCAGTATGCACTCCGCGGGCTCTAGTCTGGCCGAAGCCCTTGTCTTCTTTCTTAATCGCTGTCTTGTGTTTTGCAAACAAAACAGCATCAACACTTTCTTGAATGAGTCCGCTCGCCTTGGCATGCAACTTAATGTCATACCGGTCAATAGACTCATGCTCAGGCGACTCAAATCGCTTGATGTGATGATGTGCTATTAGAATGATGGCCATCTTTTTTTCGGTCCGCAGCTCCGAACACTTGCGCAAAAACACTCGAAAATGGTCCAGGCTCATTGTGAATCCCTTCCCGTAATCGAATTTTTCGATTGAGGTCTTGTTGTTCTCCGCGCAAACTTTGTCGTGGATCAGCGGCTCGAGATGATCCAACGAATCAACGACCAGCGTTTGGTAGCCGTGTTTCTCTCGAATCAACATATCAATGATCCCCACAACGGCGTCGATGCTTGTGGCCAGTGTCTTGCCGTCCGCATCAATAAAGCTGTCCAGCTCGAGATTCCCCTCACCCTGCTCTGTCTGGATGAAAACTGGACTAGGCGCACCCGCTGCAAACGTGGTCTTGCCAACCCCGCTGGTGCCGTAACATACAATAAAGGGGGCCTTGAGCCCGGTTGTTTTTTTGATCTGCTTGAGATTAAACACTGGCGCGGCCCCCAATCGAAATTAACGGACGGGCAGGGGTGACCTTGATAGCGCCCTCGAGTCGCTCAACTACATCGGGCTCGTTGTCCCGCAAAAAATTCAGGAACTCCTCGTCAGCCAAACAGCCGAGCCGAACTCGATGGATGTGCTGGGGGATGTCGTCAACGATGCGCAGTAGCTGTTTATGGTCCAGGGACCGGTTGGTCCTCCGTGTGATCGTGATTTTGTGGCCGGCCGGGGTGAGGGTCACTTCGTTGTTGAGACGCGGCGACATCAGATCCTCTATGCGCTCACGCTCCTGACGGCTTTTCAGCTCTAGTTCCGCCTGGGCTTTCCACTGCTCGGCGAGACTGCCGAGGCTAACTTCATTTTCCATAGGGTTGCTCGCTCTTCTTACCATGATGAGCGAACAATGTATCAATTAAATTACACGATGTAAACCTTTTAGCTACATTGTGCGGATTTTTGGTGCACGCGGGGGTTGCCGCTATTTATCGCCCGCGGGGTCTTTGGCGTTGGTAATTTGTCGGCGCATGCGCACAAGTTCGTCTTTGACGGCCAGGAGGGCTTTGAACTCTGCATCACCCAGCGCATCAATATCATTAAACATTTGGCGCCGCGTGGTGATGGGCTTATCGCCTTCACTCGGGTCAAAAAGATCCGCGAGCAACCACCCGACACTGACGTTGAATAGCTCTGCGATGGCAAATACCGTCTTGCGCTGCGGCAGGTGGGCGGCGTTGCCAGGCTTTTCCCAGCGGGCTATTGCTGTATGGCTGACAGTTTGACCCAGCCTGGAAAGCTCCGCAGACATCTCCCGCAATGACATCCCTCGGGCGAGGCGCAGTTCTCTTATTTTTTCCGATAAGGGTTTCATATTTTTTTTCTTTAGTGTGCCCTTTTGGTTTACAAAAGTCATTTTATTTGAGAAATCTTTCGGAATAGTGGAAACTTGAGGTGGACAACATGTAAGGTTATAAGGCACACTCACTTTGCAAAAAAGGACACCCCTATGACACCAGATAGCGCCTGGCAGGAAATTAGCGTCTCACAACTTGCCAATCAATTGAACATCAGCCGCACGGCCATCTATAAATGGCAGAAGAGCGCTCGAGGCATACCGGCTGAGCGCGCAATTGAAATTGAGGGTGTCACAGACATTGACCGGACAAAGCTAAGGCCAGACCTCTGGCCGCCTGAGTGATGGCAGCGGTGGCTGCCCTAGACGAGGCCCTGGCTCTCGTTGAGGAGGGATTTACTGTGGTGCCTGCGCACCCAGTTAAAAAACTCCCCTTGGTCAAATGGGCGGTCTTTCAAGAGCGTGAGCCAACCGAAGATGAATACGCCTACTGGACATCCTCTGCAAAATTTAAAGGCTGCAACTGGGCCATCGTAACGGGCAGACAGATCAACGTAGTGGACGCGGACTCGGCGGAAGCCGAGCAGTGGATCAAGGAGCACCTGCCGTACACCCCCAGAACGGTTAAGACCGCCAGAGGCAGACACTTCTATTACCAGGCTAACAATGGCCTGGCTATCAGCAACTCAACAGACGCCGAGGCTAAAATCGATATCAGGGGGCGGGGCGGAATTGTCATTGCGCCAGGGTCCGTGCATGAGACCGGCGCAATCTATACCCAGAAGATAGACGACGGCATAGACGGCGATTGGCGACTGCTGCCAGAGCTCACTAACGACGACATCGAGAGGGTGGATAAGTTCAACCACCCACAAAAAGATTACGCATTTTCAATCGACGAGGTGGGCATAGCCGAGGGCGGTCGCAATGACGCCGCCGCCCGCGAAGCTGGCCGGCTTATAAGCGAGGGCCTGACCCCGCATGAGGTCCTGGTCGAGCTCGAGGAGTGGAACAGCCTTAACCGGCCACCGTTGCCAGCGGGCGAGCTCAGAAGAACTTTGCAAAGTGTCGCCAATGCGGACAAACGTAACAAAGGCCAAATGCTCGTCAAACAGGAGGCGCAGCGCGTAGCACTGGCACCGACGCCGCTCGAGATCGGCAAGGTTGCAGCGATCCCGCCCAGGCAGTGGCTATATGGTCGCCATTATATAAGGAATTTTTTGTCAGTGACCGTGGCGTCCGGGGGTACCGGCAAGACCGCAGTGACCCTCGCAGAAGCCACGGCAATGGCAACAGGAAAACCACTGCTGGGCACCGAGACAGAAAAACGCCGTGTCTGGGTATGGAACCTCGAGGATCCACTTGATGAGCTGAGAAGGCGATTCGCGGCGATCTGTCAGCACTACTCTATAAGACAGGAAGAATACAGGGGCCACCTGTTCGTGAACTCTAGCCGGGACGGCAAGGTTGTCATGGCCGAGACGATCAATGGCCAGCCGGTCATCTTACCGGCCGCAGACATCATTCTTGGCTTCATAAAAGCCCACAAAATTGATGTGGTTATTGTTGATCCGTTTGTGTCCTCGCACCGGCTCAATGAGAACGACAACGGAGCCATGGACCTGGTCGTAAAAGCCTGGGGCCGGATTGCCGAGGAGGGCAACTGCGCCATCGAGCTCGTACACCACGTAAGGAAAGCTCAGGTAGGCCAGGGCGTCAGCTACGGCGATGCAAGAGGGGCGAGCGCGCTCACTGATGCAGCCAGGCACGTCAGGCGACTTACCAGAATGACCCATGACGAGGCCCGCTACGCGGACGTCGATGAGCGAGAATTTTGGCGCTATTCGCGAGAAGCGGACAGCAAAGACAACCTGGCCCCGCCTGCTGGAGACAACAGTTGGCGCAAAATGATCTCAGTTGAACTGCCCAACGGAGACAACGTCGGCGTGGTCGAGCAGTGGCAGTGGCCAGACGCATTTGCGGACGTGACGGCGAGCGATCTGGGCAGAGTGCAG